GGCATCCGTAAAAACACAATCAGCGAGTTATACAACGAGATCGCAACCCGGGTCAGCCTGGACCACTTGGACCTGATCTGCGAGGCCCTGGACTGTGATCTCACGGACTTGCTTGTGCGAGTCCCCAACAAGGAGCGCAGGGTAAAGACCCGCACAGGAGCACACCCGCCCGACCAGGGCATCCAATAACTAGCTCGGCTAAGGCCCGGACGTTTTCAGCGTCCGGGCTTTTTCATATTTCTGTCCCGTCCGGGAATTTGAAGCCAACCCTTGCAGTTGCACCAAGGGCCGCTCCGATTTTCCCCCATTCTTCCACAGTAAACTTTCCCGTGTTCAAGCGCTTATTGAGCAGTTGCGGGGACCACCCAAGGCGACGGGCTAACTCAGCGTTTGATATCCCGCAATACCCCGTGGCCATTTCAATAATTTGGCGTGCTGTCATGACTTCACCTCCTCATCTCAAAAGTATAAACTATATATTTTCAAAAGTCAAACAAAATGGTTCAAATTTACCCTCAAAAGTTAAAATAAAGGGTTGACATTATAAACTATATAGTTTATAATGTCATTGTAAGGCAGAGGAATCAAGCCTCTTATGAAGGGAGGGAGGATATGAACGAGATGACCAGCGCGGAGCTCAATCAATACTTGGAAAACATCGCCAAGCTGATTGAGATGAGCGTCGAAGATGCCAAGGCCGCTGAACAGGCTGCAAAAATCGTGCGTGACAGCAAGGTCAAGGCATAAAGAGAGGGCAGCGGCCCACTGACAATGACACCGCTGCCCAATGCAAATGGAGTGAGCCGGGAGCCTTACCCCGGCCACCTCCATGATAACAAGGTAAGGCAAAAAAATCAAGGAGGAACCCCCAATGATGATGCACGAATTTATCGAGCGCACCGGCTTTGAGCCTATGCCCCAGGAGTACGCCAAGATCGAAGAAGCCTACTACAACTTCGACGGCGACAAGGACGCCTTCTGCAAGGCTTTTGTCCAGCGCGACGGCGAGAAGCAAATCTACCAGGCCCGCGCTACCGAGATCGACCGCCTGAACAGCCGCATCCTGGAGCTGGACAGAGAAGCCAAGCGGGACGGCGAAAAGTACGAGGAACGGATTATCGCCCTCCAGGCTCAGCTGGACCGGGAACTGGAATGGAAGCCCTATGAGGATAGCCATAACATCACCCAGGCACAGTACACCAGCCTGGCCGAAAGCGTCCCAGGTGCTGCGCGCTACATGACCGACGAGGAAGCCCTGAACTGGGTCTGTAACGAGTTTGGCTTCGACCGCAGCAAGGTCACGATCCTGCATGAGATTGACGAGTACGAGATCAACCGGCATAACCGGCTCCGCCGGACCGGAAAGAAAATCGACCGCCGCCCTATCTACTGCGCCACGGATTACCACTACATCCGCTTTAGTGCAGGGCATGGGGAGTGGCAGTGGGAAGCCTGGAACGGCAAGATGCGGCCCTTCTACGACTGATAACAAGGCCCGCCCCGGAGGTTACGAGGGCAGAAAGGAAAAGACATGGCAAATGAGATTTTTAAGACTGACCGTTTCGCGGTCGAGGTTATTTCCGCGGGTGAGTTCCTGGACAATGTTTCCGGAAAGACCTATACGGTTCAGACCTTCACCATCCGCCTAAATCATGTGGCGCTTGAGGCGTGGATGGCCGCCACTGCCACAGACGACCGTGAGGACGACGAGACCTGGGCGGCCTGGCATCCAGGCGAGGACCGGCAAGCATATCGGGCCACGGTGGAAAATCGAAAGGCGGAATTTGACGCCCAGATCGCTGCCACGCTGCAAATCACTAGAGCGAATGCCTGCAGCTTCTCCATTGTCCAAGTCCTCTCTGAAATTTTCGCGGTTGCTTACATTTCTGCCGCGCACTAATCAATATAAAGCCCGCCCCGGAGGTCACGAAGGCAGAAAGGATTACGATATGAAAAAGATCAACATCACCTATCGCATGGAAAACGCCAGCGAGAGCGCCGAGAGCTGCATCACCCTCCCCATGGAGGACGCCGTGGCTGAGGACATCCTGGTCAACGAAGAGAACAGCCAGCATCTGAACCCGATGCTGAACGGCGAGGTCTACCGGCTCCTGCGGAGCCGGGTCCGCTCTGCGTCCTTACAGCAGGCCCTTTCGGCCCAGGACCGCCGCCAGCTCATCCCGGCGGACGTACCGCTCCGGGGCAGTTCCGTCCATGACACCAGCCTCAGCAGCCCGCTGCCAGTGGCCCTCCTTCCGGCTCCACTCCGGTTCCGGCAGGGCCTTAGCGTGAAGCTCCGCCTTCTGGGCCAGCTGATACGCCTGCTCCGGGGTCATCTGCTCGATCAATGCGTCGATATCCATGCTCTTGTCCTCCTGTCCGTTCTTCAGCCGTGCATTGACAGCGGCGGCGATCTGACCGTGACGCTGGTAGAGATAATCCCCTGGGCACGCCTTAGCGGCAAACCACCGATGCACCGTCATGTTCTGCTTGTCCACCTGCCCCACCAGGGTCTTATCTCCCCGCCACAGAAGCCGTGGGATTCCATTGCGCTGGCAAATATCCACCAGCAGGTCAATCAGGGCGTTGTAAGCTGCCGCTGTCACGGCGTAGGGATGCTTACTGTCGCTGGCTACCTCAATGGTCACAGCCCGGTGGTCGTTGGAAGCGTTGGAGCTGCACCAGGAGCGGTTTCCCTCGTCCACATAGAGGGCAATCCGTCCATCGGGCCCGATGCCATAGTTGCTGCTAGCTTTCCGCTTGGGGTCCGCAAAACCTGCCCCACAGCCCTCCACGCTCAGCGGCCCCGCCATGCAGTGGATGGTGATGGTGTCGATGGCGTGCCGCCGGGGGTGGGTGCAGTTGGGAGACAGCTTGGTGTAGCTGACTAATTTGCTGTTGCTCACCGAAGCCACCTCACCGGAAAAGGTCAGCCAGGGTACGCTGCTTGTCCATCATGTACGCCCGGCACAGCGCCTGCCAATCGTCTAGATCGGCGTGATAGCCGGTCAGCTGGGCCTCGTGGATAAACTTGGACGTACCTACGCCAACGTCGCAAGCATCCCTTTTGCAGATAGCCTGGATGGTTTTTCGGTTCTGATAGAACACATTTTCTTTCTTATTCACGAGAAAATCTCCTTCCTGTGTTACTCATGATCTCGCTCTTCCTGGTTGGCCTTAGCGTTCAGCACGTCGATAGCCTTTGTCAGCGCCGCCGGGATAGGCACCCCCATCAGCCCCGCGTTTTCCACGATGGAAATGGTCTCATTGGCCACGAAGGCAATCACCACCGCGTCCCGGATCACCGTCGTGCCAAGCATCAGATCCAGCCGATGGGCGATGATAACGATCAGCAGGGTCACGCCCTTTCGGCACAATCCCTTCCAGCCGACGCGGCTTTCCAGCGCACCTGTCTCTGTCTTGGTGCTGTGATGGAAGATCCCCGCCACCATGAGGCCCGTCACGTAGTCGATGCCCATAAAAATGAGCAGTGTCCCAATGGCAGCGTCCCAGCCGCCGAAGAGGGAGGCAATGGCGCTGCCTACCACGCCAACACCCGTTAAAAATCCAGTTTTCATGATGTACTACCTGCCTTTCTCTTTTGTTCTGCAAGATATGTCGTTCAGACGGCCAGCATCCCCGTCAGCTCGTTGTACTCTGTTTCGGTGAGCTTGCCGGTGGCGTAGAAAACGTCGATTTTCTCCGCCAGACCGTCAGTCCGCCTCAGGTCGATGAGGCGCTTCAAGGTACGATACAGCATCAGATTTCACCCCCTTCCGTGACCCCCAATTCCAGCATGGTCAGCCGGACCTCCTGATCCACAATCAGATCCATTAGGTCCGCGCTGGCGGCGTGGAGGGCTTCCGGGGCCTGCTGCTCCTGGCGTTTCAGGAGGGCAAGATAGGCCGTCTGGCCCATGTCGCGGATCTTGAGGGCCTCGGCCATGGTGTCGGGCACGTCGGCCACCTCCAGGCCATCCATCCAGGCGTCGGCCTCCAGGGGGAGGGGTTGGACGTTCTCGCCCAGGGCGGCGGCTTCCTCCTGCGTGGGGGCGTAATGAGTGATGGGCTCCCGCCCGTCGGTGCTGGTGGACTGATAACGCAAAATCTGCACGATTCTGCCGTACATTCGAAGCATGGTATCCCTCCTTACTGATACTTGTTGTTGGCGAAAGTGTTACCTGTGCCAGAGTTGGTGTAGTTCTTTCCCATGATGTTGTTTCCGACGATGAGGTTGTTGTTTCCGTGTACATAAATAGTATTTTGTGCTGAAGTGTAATCCGATTGGGTACCCTCACCTCGAATACAAACATTTCCAATTACTAAACTCTGGTTGCAAAAGCTCATATAAATCCCGGCCTCGGAATTATCCTTGCACATATTCCCAACTACTACTGGACTCGAAGGTCCCGAAAGATCAATGCCCGTTTCATTTTCATTGCATATATTCCCGATTACAACTGCTTCGCAATCGTTATTTAAACTGATACCATAACCACTCCCCTTGCAAATATTTCCGATTATGCTAGTTAGATGCCCATAAGCACTAATGCCAATATTATTATTGATGCATATATTCCCATTTAAAGTCGCAGCATCACCACTTACATTAATTCCAGTTTTTCTACTGTTAAGAAGTATATTGTTAATTACTTTGCTATTCCACCCGTCAACAGAAACTTCAATTCCATCGTTATATGTCCCGGTAAAAGCGTCACTGTTCCCATCAACAGTTAAAAACTGAACGCAACAGTTTCTTTCGGTAATTAAAATTAAGCCATAGCTATAGTACGTAGGAGGGTAGTTATTATACATTCGTGTAAGTATAGTACTTCCGTAATTTCCAGATAGCTTGGTATTTCCCTTGTTAATTTTAATTTGCGCTGAAATATTATATACTCCATCCAGTATAACTACCTCACCGCCCGTAGACGGAAGGGCCGTGATAGCGGCGTTGATTTCTACCTGGTCGTCTGTGCCGTCGCAGAGGTAGTCCACTTGGTCCGCCGTCCAGCCTGATGTGCTGGTGCCCACGGTGAAGCGGGCAACGCGCTTGCCCTCGCTGGCGGGGAGCTGAGCCTTGGGTACCTTCGCGTCCGCCCCCAGCGTCGCCACACCGTTGGCCGAGGCCTTTTGACTAGTAGGGATATAGTTCATCGCGGGCAGCTGCGCCGCCGGGATTTTCGCGTCCGTGCCCAAAGTAGCGACACCACTTGCCACTCCTTTCTGTCCTGTTGGGATCGCCCCCACGTCCGCCGCCGTATGACTGTGATTGCCCTCTGCCTTCCCGTTCCAGGCGCTGCGCTCCGCAGCGGTAAGATGGGCGGTATCGTCTCCCACGTGTTCGTCTAGTGCGTCGCTTTCCGCCTTCGTCTGCGCCAGCAGCTTAACAAAGTGGACGTTCTCCAACAGCGCCTGCACCAGCGGATTCAGCACTTCCTCCGCATTCACCGGGTCCTCGTTGAGGATCTTCCGAATGGCCTCACGATAAACCGGCACCTCCGGGAGTGTATAATTCTCATCCGCCATAGCTACCCTCCACGATCTCCCGCACCTGCTCCTGGGTGATCCACCCCTTCGCCGCTGCAGCCTCCACCCCGTCTGCCGTCAGCTTCCCGCTCTGATACAATCTCCGAATGGTCTCAAACATGGTGTATCCCTCCTCAACCTTCCAGCGCACTGACCACCAGCGCGTCCAACGTCTCCTGCTGTGCCTGCATCTGCCGCTCCGCCTGGGTACTCTGGGCCATACGGACATAAACCGCCGGGACCTGTTCCAGCTCCGTGACGCTGCCGGACAGGGCGAAATCCTTGCAGCCCTGGCCCACCTCCACGCGGATGGTATAGTGCTCATGAACAAAAACCTCCTGCCGCCGGTCCGTCTCGTCCATGAGCCGGATCTCAGCGCACTGTCCCGGCGTAAACGCTTCCATAGCCTGCTCCAGCGAGATTTTTTCCGGGTCCATGAGGAAAAGCAGGCTGTCCCGAAGGACCCCTTCGTAGTTCATGGTCCGTCCGTGAACCCCCAGCAGGGGCAGGGTGGTGCCGTCTTTCAATGTAAGTGTCATGATGATCGTCCTCCTTAGCTCAGTTGATTGACAAGTGTAACCGGGATATCTAAGCCGTTGACCTTGGCTGTGGCCGGAAAAGTCATCTGCTCCACGGTGTAGCCGCCGTATTTCAGGGCGTTGAATATCTGCCCGCTGCTTGACGTGACGGTCTCCTTCGTGAACGTTTTATTCTCATAAAAGGAATTGCGCCAGCCGTCGGGATGAAATTGGTAGCCCAGCAGCAAGCCGCTGCACCAGCCCTCCGCCTGACTGCCGCCGTACCACGCCTGATAGGGTACCACCATGGAAAAGCTCTCCACGCTGCTCAGGGCAGACTGCAGCAGCACCTGATTCCCACTCACAGCATACACCGTAAAGCCCAGCATGACCCCATAACCGCCGTGGTCCGCCTTGACCGCAAGAATCCGATTGGCTTCGTCGATGGTGAGGGTGGCATAGTTCCGGGCGTTGGCCAGGGTTGCCGGAGTGACATATCCGGTGGTATCGCCGCTGCTGGTGTTGATGGTCTGAATGCTGATCGAATTGAGCACGACCCGGACCTCCGTGAACGGCGCGTAAACCCCCACATAAGTCCGGTTCACCGGACGCACAGCGTTCGCCACGCCCACATAGCTCCGGTTTGCTGCCCGTACCACGTTATTTACGCCCACATAAGTGGTGGACACCGGACGCACAATGCCGTTTACTCCACTGCTGCTCGCCATAGGCTCACCTCACGAATAAACGAACTTCACTTCGTTGGTCTTCAGGCTGGTGGGAACTGTATTGGTTACGGTCCCGTTCAGGGCGATGCCTCGAGAGCCTTTGATTTCCAAAAAGTCATCCGTGGGCTCGTAGAAGTACACGTAATCGCTGTCCCCGAAATTCAGCTTCAACCCGTAATTCCCGCTGTTTTTCAGCCGAAGATTCCCTGTCAAGGTACCGCCGGAGAGAGGCAGATAACTGTGCGTATGATTGCCTGCCGCCTTTGCGTTCCAGGCACTGCGCTCCGCAGCGGTGACGTGAAGCGTTGTGTTCTGGGCGTGGGTGTTGAGGGCCGATGCCTCAGCTTTTCCATTCCATTTGCTCCGCTCTGCGGCGGTGACATGGAGCGTCGTATTCTTGGCATGGGTATCCAGGGCCTTGGACTGCTGGGCCAGCGCACCGTCCATGGCATCGCTGCCTGCCTTCTGCTCGGTGAGCAGCTTTACCGCATGGATGTTCTCCAAAATCGCCTGGATCAGCGGATTGAACACGGTAAAGGCATCGGCAAAATCGGTGTTTTGCAGCTTGCGGATCGCTTCGTTGTAAACGGGATCCTTGGAGAGTTCATAGCTCTGCTCTGCCATACGCCCACCCCCTTAAAACTCATCGTCGAAGGTGAACGTAAACTCTACATCCTCATCCTTGCCCTTGGGCAGCATATTGCGGATGGCGCACAGGTTCCCCTCATCGTCCACCAGGGCCGCCTCGCTGAGCAGGGCTCCGGGCAAATCCTCGGCGGGGATGGTTACGGTATAACGGGCCGTGGTGGCGATGGGATACTCCGCTGTCCCTACCTCATAGCGTCCCACCTCATGGTTGAGGGCTGTCTGGGCGCCGCTGGGCGGCTTGACGCTGCCGTCCTCGTTGACGCCCTGGTCTCCGAACGCCACATGACTAACGGCTGGGAGTTTGCTCAGGGCGCCGCTGGTGATTTTGCAGAGGGCCTCTCTGCGATAATCGGTGATGACAGTGTTGTTGTTTTCTGCCATATTACAAATCCTCCTTTGTGATTCCCGCGTTGAATTGCTTTGTGCCGTCCCAGCGGTACGTCCCGTCGAAGGACCAGGTCTGATCCCGGGTCAGCGTGCCGCTGAAGTGCTCCTTCGTTTGGAAGGTTGTCTCAATGTGAATCCTGGGGGCAGATAGGGCTTCCGGGGTTTGGAAGGTCCCGGCAACCCTCGTGGACGGCTGTTCTAACCGCTGTTGGTTCCGGCTCCTGCCGCCGTTCCAGGACACTCCCGCCCCGAAGGCTTGCCGCTCCCGCCATGCACTCTGCACCTGGAGCTTGGGGACGGAGAGCACCTCTTCCGTCTGCCATGGGACGGCAGGGCGGGCGTGCAGGCTGGGCAGTGTACACCGCTGCGGGGTCCGTACCGCCGTCCTGCACGCCCAAATCCCCGCCTGAAAAACCTCCTTCTCCGAAAGGATGGCGCGGCAGGCGATACGGAACATCCGCGCCCCCGACGCCGCCTGCCCCAGCTTCCAGGTCCCGTCCAGCCTGCGCTGTCCATCCAGGACAATGAATGTCCCGCCATAACTGCGTATATGGTAGGCGAAGGACAGCTTGCGCAGCAGGAAACGGTCCTGGGGGTTAGGGAAGGCCACGGCCAGCCGGGTGCGCAGCCACAGCAGCAGATTTTCCGGACAGACCCGCTCCAGCACCGCCCGTACATCGGCCAGCTTATTCCGCACAGCATGGTCCAGACACACCGTCAGCACATACTGTCCCGGGGGGATCTCCGCGCTAAAAGTCCCCTCGCCGCAGAGGGCCCGAAGGATCTCCCGCAGGCGGGTCAGGGTGTAGGGCAGTTCCTCGTTCAGCCGGCCCAGGACCCGGAGCCGCCGGTCTTCCAGACTTTCAGCAGACCTTGGCACGATGCCCAGGATCTGCTCCCAGCGGGACAGGCCCGTCTTGCTGGCCGTGAAAACGAACTGGTCCTCCAGCAGCGTGTCCGCAGACTGCCAAGCCCGTTCAAATTCCGGCTGTTCTCCGGCCATCGCCGCCTGAAATTCCCCGTATTCCCGGACTACATAGGGCAGATAGTCGATTAGCTTCCGCTCCATGCCGTCACCCCCTTGCTGTGAGTTCGCCCAGCACAGGGATACGGTCCGAGGCCAGGGAGAAATTGGCCTCCAGGCCGTTGATCTTTGTCCCGGAGATATCCTGTATCCCGGTGACCCCCAGGACCCGGCTCTCTACCTGACTGATGCGGACGATCAGCTCCTCCCCCTGCTCCGCCCAGGTCTTTGCCAGTTCCTTAAAATAGGCGTTCAGGGCACTGAGCACATAGGGCTGCACCGTTTCCCAATCCAGTCCCTTCTGATAGCTCAGGGAAAAACTCAGGTCCACTACCGTCTCCTGCACGCCTTCCACCTTCACCACATGACCGATGGGCGCGATGCCTTCCCCCTCCCCGGCGTTTTGCAGCGGGTCCACGGTAGTCTGCACCAACTCCACCAGAGACGCCGACGGAGAGGAAAAGGTGCTGTCGATCACCACCGCCCGCACCGTACCGCCCACGGTCAGCTGACGCTCCGCAGCGGCGGCGTGGATGGTCTCTAACCACGCCTTCACCCCCTCCGGGGCGGATGCTCCGGCAATCCACTCCGCTGTCCCCTCCGGGGGCAGGAGCACCGCCGGTTTGATGTCCCCATTCCAGGCCCGGTAGACCTTCACCCCACCCACGCCGGGGATGGCGTTGACCTTCTCCAAATAATCGGCCCGGTTGCCTCCAAACGCCTGGGCGTTGAGGCTATCAAAATACCGCTTGCGGAATGCTTCTGTATCCTCCTCATCCTCCCCAGGCACCAGCAGGCCCGTAATGGTACAGCTCTCTAACCCCTCCACATAGTCGATGGGCAGGACCGGGCCGCTCCAAGCGTTCCCGATCTCCCCCGCCGTCTCACAAGTCAGCTCATAAGCCCCGTTACCAAGGTTATCCGTAACGCCATAGTTGCACGCCCCGATGGAAAACCGGGTGTTGGCGTCCAACTCCAAGGTGGGCGGGGTGATCTGCAAACGCAAGGTGGCAGGGGTAGCGGAATAGGGCACGATCCCCCGCTCCGCCGCCCGGAGCATGAGATATTCCCGGCTGGCGGTGTCGGCAAAGGTCTCCCGCAGGATGTTGTCCAGCTGCAGGTACAGGTTTTGCAGTTCCACCGCCGCCGGGGCATGGCTCAGCCAGACCAAGGACCCCTCCCGGGTGTCCAGGTTGGCATTGGCGGCACGGGCTTTTTCCAGCATTCGCGCCAACAGCAGTTCGTAAGTAATGTCCTCGTACATCAGATATCCACCTCCATTCCGGTGCGGAAGGCACCAAAAATGCTGACCACCCGGAAGGTCGCCAGCACCCGTTTCTTCCCAGATTCAAAGGAGAAATCTTCCACAGCAGTGATGCGGTCGTCCTGGAGCAGGGCCTCCGTCACCCGCCGCTGGATCTCCACCACACAGTAGGCAGGCGGCATCCCGATCAGCCCCCGCAGCTCCACGCCGTAGTTCCAGGAGTGGATGAGCCAGTCGTAACGCTCGGTGTTCAGGATCAGAAACACGGCCTGCTCCACCGCTGCCAGCTGGTCCGTCATGCCCCGGACCGCCCGCTCCTGGTGGTCCAGCCGAAAGGTCCGGCTGGGCGGGTTGGCTTCCACGGTGAAGTCCTGGGTCAAGTCGTCCTCGTATCCCGTCGGCAGCACTTATAAACTCCCCTCCTTCCCCAAAATCAAAAACTGCTGTCCGCCTTGGAGACGCAGCAGGACCAGACGGTCCCCCTCCTCGAATGTTGGCACCGGGTCCAAGGCAAGAAAAAATTCTTTCGGGTACTCCTCCTGCTGGGACAGCCGGATTTTCAGCGGGGCCAGGGCGGACACCGTCCCAAAGAGCAGGGCCACAGGCTTTCGGGCCTCCACGGCGTTCACCGCCACCTGCTTGATGATTTCAATCATTCCCGTCATGCCGCAAACTCCCCCCGAATGCCGGAGAGGGACAGGTCCATGGTGTGCAAGCCATGCTCCCAGGTGTGGGTCACCTTCTCCACGCACATATAGTTGTTGACCGCGATATCCCCCAGACCCATCTTCACCACCAGCAGGCTCCCGCCCCGGACCCGGAGGTCCCCAAAGGCCCCCTTGATGGTCAGGGTGCGGTGCTTCTTGTTGTAGTAATTCAAAAGAACCTTGGCCCGCTCCGCCAACACTGCCGCCGTGGGGCTGCCGTCGATTTTCTCATAGTATTGCAGCTGGCCCCACTTGCCTTGATTCACCGGCTCGTTGGTGACGTGGGTTTCCCGCTCCCCGGTCTGGCCGTTGTCCACGGCCAGCTTGATTTTATTATAGGTGTCCTTGTCGATGCTGGATTCATAGTCGTAGCCCTTGGCGGTGTCCTCGTCCACCACCACGTCCAGGATCATGTCTTTCAGGGGCTTCAAGGTCAGCTTGCCGAAGTCGTCATAGAGGACGTATAACACCCCGGTATTCACCACCGTCAGGTCGGAGGCGTTTTGCAGCATATCCAAAAGAGTCCCCTCCTCGATGCGGCTTGGGATTTTATACTTGGTGTCGGCCACGCTCCCCACTTGCAGGTGGTAGTCCGTGGCGATCATGGACAGCAGCTCCCCATAGGTCTTGTTGGTGTAGGACAGGGTGTCCTTGTTTTTGAGATAGCGCAGCTGGTCGTAGGCAGTCACATTGATTTGCAGGCCGTCGCTGCGGCTCTTTTTGAACACAAACCCCGCAAACACCGGCTTGCCGTTGAAACGCATGGTGACGGGGTTGCCCTCCTGGAAGTTGAGCACACCGTCCTTCAAAACCGTGAAGGTCAGCTTGGCAGGGGCCCCCTTGCGGCTCTGCTCCAACTTGACGCTGCCCTCCACCGCCGGCAGATAAATCTGGTCGTTCTGGATGAGGATTTCCACCCCGTAGGACAGATGCGCCGGAAGTCCGGTCAGGGAGATCTTCTGGGCGGTGCCGGTCCCGGTGGTGGATTTCGCCACCACGGTGGTGATTTCCTTGCTGGCGGGGGCGGAATCCTCTGTACTGCCTTTACTCCCAGAGGATTTCTTGCCGCTGGCGGCTGTACTCCCGCCCCCGCCGTAAGCCGGGCCGGTATACCTGGTGTTCCCCGGCGAGACGTAGTTCAGGGGATTTTTACAGGTCCCGTTGATCTGCACCTCAAAGTGCAGATGGGGTCCGGTGGAGATCCCCGTGGACCCCACCAGGGCAATCTTCTGTCCAGCATTTACCTTCACCCCCACAGAGGCCAGACGCTTGCTGCAATGCTGATACAGGGTCACCACCCCGCCGCCGTGGTCTACCTTCAAGTAGTTCCCCCGCGCCGAATTAAACCCGGAAAAAATGACCTTCCCTGGTTTCGCCGCCAAGATGGCAGTTCCGGCAGCGGCAGCAATGTCTATGCCGTTGTGGTATGTGGAAGCCCCCTTCTTTGGAGCCTTTCGGGGTCCGAACTTGCTGGACACATAGCCTCCGGCGCAAGGCCAGACATAGGCGCTCATACTCTCCCTCCCTTCACTTGGCCGGTAGCTTCAAGACCGTCCCGGCGAAGAGCCAATAGCCGTTGGAGCTGCTGGCCTTGCCGTGTTTCTTGGCGTCGGCATCCAGGGTATCCAGGTTTAACTGGATGATCTCTGGATACCGGCTGCCGCTGCCCAAAAACTTCTTGGCGATGTTCCACAGGCAGTCCCCGGATTTTACGGTATACGTCTGCTCCGTGGTCTTGCCGGTGGTGGGACGGTCCTCCTGCTTCACCGCGGCGGTGGTCTGGTTCTGCTCCTGTTTGAAGGTGATGGTTTTCGTCGTGTATCCCCGGTGCTGGAGGAGGGTAATGTCCACATAGACATCCCGCCCGTACCGTTCTGCGTCCTCGGTGATGCTGTACTCTTCCAGGGACACGGTAAAGCTGCTTTGCGCCCACCCCTCCGGCCGGACCACCTGGAACAGGAAGGGTTTCAATCCGTTCTTCAGCGCCTCCAGCTTATCCAGGAAGTGGACCGGGCTTTGAAACCCGCTCAAATACTGGGCGAAGGGATACGGAGCGGCAGGCAGCAGGGCCGAGAAGGTGATCTTCGACAGCCCCGGCCGCTTGAGGATGCCCACCTCTTCCCCGTTGATGAGGGTGAGGGTCTTGTTCTGGTTGCCGATCTTGACGGTCAGCTTTTCCGGGGCCACGGGCAATAACTCCCCGTCCAGGTAAAACTGATACATCAGATATGCACCCCCTCGCTGACTTCGATCATGGCCTCTTCCAGCTTCTTTTCCAGGTCCGAGACGATGCCGTCCAGGTCGCTGGTGCCGGAAACGTTGTTGTGGTTGGTCATCTCCACTTTGATTTCGGCAGTTGTAAACCGGTTGATGGCCTCCCGCTCCGCGATCTCCCGCAGGAGTTTTAGCTCCTCCTTGGTCAGGTCCAGGGCATCGGCCATGTCTGCCGTGTTCCCGGCGGTATCCCCGGCGGCGTTCTGGATTTGGTCCAGGACGTTGCCCAGGTCGTACCCTTCCCCTTTGCCCAGGTCTGGTGCCTTGAAGAGATTGGATACCTTCTCACCTAAACCCTTCCCGAAGGAATAGCCCTTGTCCCAGGCGGCGGAATACTCAAACCGCTGCAGGTGCATTTCCTGGGCGTCCATCTTCTCCATGACCTCGACGCCCTTACCGAAGGTCTTGTCTACCCAGCTCCCCAAAGCCCCCCGCCAATTCTGCACCGCCCCGGCCAGGTTGGAGCCGAACACGGTATCAATGGCCGAAGCCAGGGATTGCAGGATAGACAGCACCGTGTCCGCCAGGTCGAAGAACAGCCTGCACACTGCCGCCACCGGGTCGTCAAATACCGTGGCGATAAAGTTGGCTACGGTGGCAATCAGGTTGTAGATCAGCACGAACACGTCCACCACCAGGTTATAAAAGACGATGAACAGATTGCCCACGAAGGCCAGGGCGGCCATAAAGGCCCCGCAGACGATCCCCGTGGCAGAAACCGACGTCCCGGCGAAGTGGTTCATCGCACCCACCGCCGCGTAAAGCACCGCGATCAGGGCGATCACCGCAAACACAATCCAAGTGATGGGGCAGGCCATCAGGGCGGAATTGAACACCAAGGTCGCCGCCGAAGCCGCCGCTGTGCTGCCGGTGAGGACGCCGTAGCCGATGGACAGGAAATTGACCACCGCCGCGTGGGCTGCTTTCAGGGCTTTGCTGACTGCCTCCACCACCAGCGCCCCCTTGGTCACGGCCAAATAGAACAGCATCGCCGCAGCGACCCCCATAATGATGGGCTCTATCCAGCTCCAATTCTCCGCGATCAGGTTCGCCCCGGAGAGCATCAGGTCCAGCACCTCCGCCGCCACCTGGGCCACCAGGGCCAAGCCTCCCAAGATGCCGCTGACCACTTGCTGGAACTGCTCACTGTTGGCGATCTCATTGAGCCGCCGCAGGACCGGGGTGAAGAGGGTCAATGCTGTGTTCTGCATAGAGGTCGCCACCTGGGCCCAGGTCTTGGGCATGGAGTCAAACTTGGCGTTGGTTTCATCCGCTGCCGCGAACATGGCGTTTTTCACCACCTCGGCGGTGATCAGCCCCTCTTCGGCATAGCTTTTGATAGAGCCCTCCGCCACGCCCATGTAACGTTCAATGGCCCGGGCAATGCCGGGGGCATTTTCCAGGATGGAGTTCAATTCCTCCCCCCGCAGCGCCCCGGCCCCCATGGCCTCGGTCAGTTGGAGCAGGGCGGCGGACTGTCCTTCCGCAGACGCCCCGCCAATGACAAACTGCTTGTTGATCTGCTCTAGGAAGGCGATCAGCTCATCGTTGCCGGAGAAGGCCGACTTGGCGTTGGCCCCCATGCTGGCGACGGCGGCGGCGGTGTCAAAATATGCCGCCCGGGAGTTTTGGGCGGAGGCCATGACCTTGGCCTCTAACTCCTCCACGCTGCCCCCGTCGTCTACGATGAGGTTCAGCCGGGCGGTGGTGCCGGCCTGGGTGTCGGACAGTTCAATGAGCTTTTTCAGCCCCGCCAGACTGCCCAGGGTGAGCGCGATCCCCTTGACCTTGCTCAGGAGGTTTTCTGCGCTGCCGGTCCCGTCGCGGATGTGGCCATTCAGGCGCTGTTGTTCCCGGTCCACATCCCGGATGGGGTCCGCCAGCTCGTCAAGAGCTGTCCTGGCGCGGGTCAGCTCCTCCCGCGCCCGTTGGAGGGCGGCGGTGTCAACCGCACTCCGGGAGGCGTCCTGTAAGTTTTCAAAGCTATTGAGCACGATGTCCATGGCGTTATAGATGCTCCGCAGAGGGCGGGACATCCCGTCATAGAGGGCCAGGGCCGTTCGGATGGTCGCCATAGGCGTCAGCTTCCCTTCTCACGATTTCTTCTCCAGCTCCCGCCGCCGCTTGTCCTCCTCCTTCACCCGCCGGTTGACGGCGGCGATCATAAAGGCACGTTCCCGGCGGGGCAGGTTGAGGACTTGGGAGGGCAGCAGGTGCAGCTCGTGCAGACAGTAGTAGCACAGATTCGCCTCCCCGTCGCCCTCCTCGATCAGTTTTTTGCGGCTTCCACCTCTTCCTCCAAGGCCGTCTCGAAGCCGCAGACCTCCTGCACCTTCTGGAGGTAGTCGATATACTCTCCAGGGGTCAGCATGGTCTTGAGCAGGGCTTCCGCCCCCATGGCGTGATAGCTGTCCTGGAGGGCCTTGTCGTGGAGGTTGGGAAACACGGTACAGGCTGCCGCCAGCTTGCCCAGGTAGGCGTCATAGTCTGTTTCCCGCTGGGTGAAGTTCTTGCGCCCAGGGACGGGGACCCGCTTGGCGCATTCCTTGCGCAGGGCCTCGTCCTCGGTGCCGGTGATGGTCTTGATCTCCCACTCCACCGGTTTGCCATCCTCCCCCAGAAACCGATTGGAAGCGGCGTATTTGACGTGCTCCACAGGGAGCGCGTTTTCTGCGAAAAATGCGGATAAACTCATGATAAAATCCTCCTAAAAATCAAAGCATCCCGTCCAGCAGATTGAAGGTCTCCGGCATATCGAAGTCCTCAAAGGTGAAGTCCAGCTCTTCGTCCAGGTAGTCCGCGTCGGCGTCGAACTTGGTGAGGATGCCGCCGTTGACGTTGCAGTCTTTCAGGATCACCGTCTGGCGGCCTACGGCGGAGGTCTCGTCCTCGTTGGTGACCTGGATGTCAAAATAGACGTCCTCGCCGGTGTTCTTGTACCGCTCCATCAGCTCCCGGAAAAGGCTGCTGGCATAGTGGAACTTGGCAGAGCCGGTCCCTTTCCAGCCGGTGGCCTTGTTGCCCTTGCCGGTCTTGCCAAGAATGGGGACCTCCTTCTTGGTCTTTTCGATCTTGGCCTCCAGGCTGATAGCCTGCATGAAGTTGTAGCGGTTGCCCTCAATGGTGATGTAGCACTCCGCCTGGGAGGCGGAAATGGTGTCCTTTGCGTGCATGGTTGCTGCCATGATTCATCCCTCCAATCAAGAAACATAGACCGTCATGTAAAGCTGTTCCATGGCGTTCACCGGGGTCACAGCATCGGTCACCACCACAGACTTCTTGTTGTCCCCCTTCTCCACGGTGACGGTCTCCCCAGAGAAGCCTTCAATGGCCCGGATGGTCTGCATCTGCTCGTGGTGCTTGACGATATCCGCCCACAAGCTCACCCGCCCAGAGGCGTCGTTGGGGACCTTGCCCAGGTACTTCCTGGCAAAGAGGACCGCAATGTCATTGGCGATCTGGTCCAAGACCCGGACGGTCTGATTGCTGGAAAAGTCGGCGCTCTTGGTGTCGGTAACAGAGACAAAGGTGTTGATATCCGACAGCACCACCGGCTTCCCATCCACCAGGTGGAAGAGGAATGCCCCCTCCCGGATGCCGGCCTCTAGCTGGGTCTGGGTGTAATCGGTGTCGGGGGTATACTCCCCGTCGTAGGCCATATTGGTGGCGGAGGCGTTCACAGCGGTTCCGGCCACCACCCCCGTCACCCAGGGGATCAGGTCGGTGCTCTCCTTATCCTCGGCCAGGCCGTTCTTGACGCTGACCACGCCCTCATAGTCCGCCAGATGAGTGTGGACCACCAGCTGAAACTTCTTGCCCACCTCGTCCCGCATCCGCTGGCAGAAGGCGGCAAACAGGGCCTTGATGATGGGGTCCTTGGAGGGGCAGCCCATGGCGTTGAAGCTGTAGACCTCCACCCGGTCCAGGTAGGTCTGGTAGGCCGCGTCCTGCACCGCCCCATTCTCGCCCCCGGTGAGGGGTGTCCCGGCGGCCAGAGCCAGGGTCGCGTCCTTCTTCCAGCAGATATAATCGTTGTCCTGCAATTCCGACGCGCCGCTGACCCCTGTTTGGGCGTCCACTTGGGTGGTATCCAGGTAGGTGTACACGTCGAAGAGGGGGGCTTCCTCGGTGCTGTCCTCGCTGGCCTCCACCACCAGCCGGAGAGCGTTGCCCCGGGTACCGGGGTATCTCGCCTCCGCAAAAGCGTTGGATGCCTTCACCCCCGCCGCATTCAGGCGGAAGCAATGCACTGTTTTCGCGTGGGCGAAAATCTCCCGCAGGGGCCGCAGTTCCGGGGCGGTGTAGGCGTAGCCGAACAGTTTTAAGCTGTCCTTCTGGAACGCCTCCCGCTCCACGGTAAAGATAGCCCCCTCCGGTCCCCAGTCCAGGGCCAGGGGGAGGGTAGCCGTCCCCCGGTCCGAGAGGGTGGCGCTGGCTCGAGCCACCGACACGAAGTTCATATAGGCTCCGGGGAGCACCTTGTTCTGGACCAAAAAGGTCCCGCCTCCTAGTGCCATTATCTCACCTTACCTTTCATGAATCCCTGGAGCAGGCTGTCCACCTGGGCCAGGGTGTAGGTCTTGCCGTCCTCCAACAGGACGGACAACAGGTCCTGCCGCCCGACGTAGCGCCGGAACCTTAACAGCTGACGTTTGCTAAAGACCGCCGGAGCGGTTTTCTTATCGTTGCTTTTTTCACTCATTGCTTGCGCCTCCTTCCTGCCGGAGCGTCAGGTCCTCCATGGGAATCTCCTGGTGCTCCTCGTAGACATAATGGGGATACTCCACCAGAGCGTGGAGCACCCCGTCCACCCGCTCAAAGCGGAGGTTCCGGCCCCGGAACTGGTCCCCTGCGGGGGTGGTGATAAGCTCCAAAGCCTGGGTCAGGCGGTCCGCTATGTCGTAGCTTTCCGCGTCGCCCCGGCGGGGGTAATAGACCACGTCCACCGTCACCCCTCGCCGGTACCGCGTCCCCAACTGGGGCACCTGGGAGAGGGTAGGCATCACCACCGTAAAGTCTCCCGGCGTCAGCCCTTGCTGGACCTCCCCGCCGTGGATTTTGATCGGGGGCGGGAAGGCCGCGTGGAGGGCCAGGGTCACGGCATCATAGACGCTGTTGTAACGGATCTCAGCCACGGAACACCTCCCGTAAATAGCGTTGCAGCTTCTGCTCCACCACGCGGGGCGCCAGGCTGCGCAGCTCTTCCTCGGAAATGGTGAGGAAATACTGCCCAGGCACCCAGCCACCGCCCCGTTTGCGGTGGCCGAACTCTACATAGCTGGCATAGTGGACGGGATTGATGATTTCCACCGTGTAGGTCTGCCCCTGGTGGGAGACGGGTAGGGCGTTGGCGTAGGCCTTGGCCCCGCCGGTCCCCTCGCCTCGTCCCGCCATAGCCTCCGCCTCTGTTCGAGCCGTCCAGCCCCGGCGGAGCGTGCCGCCTTTTTTGCCAGTGTGCGGAGTAAAGGAAACCTGTCTCCCGTCGGCGGTGGTAAACTTCACCGGCCTGTCATACTTGCCCACCGGCGTCTTGGGGATCACCAGCGCCAGCAACCGCGCTGCCAGCTCCTTGGATACCTGCTGGCAGAACCGGTCCAGGTCCGCTCCCTGAATCTGCTCCAGCTTCCTCTGCAAGGCCCGGAGCTCATCGAAATCACAGCGTCCCCAGCTTGCCATCAGGTCCACCCCCGGAACACTTCCAGCGGGACCTCCTGGTGACAGGAGTACACTGCCGCCTTGCCGCTGCGGGCATAGTCGCGAGTGACGCCGTTCTGGGTGACAGTAACCTTGGACCCTTCCGGGATATCCACCGCCGGGTCCAGGTAGAGCGTCACCCCCTGGCCTGCCTGGGCGGCTTCCCCCTCCGGGGCTGCTGGACTGACGGTGCGGTAAGATACCCGGCAGGGTACCTCTTCCACCGTCACCCGCTCCGCCGGTTCGGTACGCCCGGTGGCGGGGTCCAGGACCCCCTCACACACCGTCACGGAGGCCACCCCAGACCACAGGCTCTGTATGGCGTTCCTATGTCTCACCATGCCAGCCTCCTGTACGCCCCCAGCACATCCTCCGCCGGGTGGGTCATAGCGGCCAGACGGGCCAGAAAGCGGCTCTCCGGGCTGTCCACACCGTCACTGGCTCCGGCAAAGGTAACGGATATATCCCCTTCGGTGATGCTCTTGGCCCCGCCGCCGGAGAAGTCCATGCCCTCAATTTCCAATGTCCCCGCTGCCAGACGTTCCTGCAAAAAGGCTCCGGCAGTCATGTCCGCCAGGGTATAAAAAAGGCCCTCCGGCAGCTCCTTGTGGTGGATGCTGGTCAGAAGGTCTTGGCAGCACTTTTCTTCCAGGTAGTCCAGGGCAGGGGCGTCCCCCTCTGTGAGGGCATAGCCCAGCATGGACAGCCGGAGCGTCACTGCTTCCCGCAGCTCCATCCCCATCACCCCTTGGAGAGGATGCGGCACAGGGCGATGGCCTTGTCGTCGATGTAGGAGCGGTCGGTCTCCTTGGTCTCTCCGGAGTGGACCAGATCCCAGTTGCCGCCGTTGGACAGCTCCGCGTCGGTGGGGGACAGGCTAGCCTGAGTCTTTTTCTCATAGCTGATGCCCTTGGGGGCAAACACCTTGCGCTGGCGGGTGTAAAGGGTATCCTGGCCGCCGTTGGTCTTGGGATCCCGGGCCATCTCGTAAGGCACCTTGGCCCCGATATCCTCGTACTCGATGGCCCCCTCGCCCAAAACGTAGCTGGTATAGGTGGCGCTGCCATCCTCGCCGGTCTCCACAGGCATCCCGTCGTCGGTGATAACCAGTTTTCCGTTCCAGGTGTAGAGGGTCAGGTCACGGGTGACGCCCTCCTTGTCGGTGTACTTTAGGGCGGTGAGGAGGTTCAGGTTTTCCAGATTGGTGGCGACAACGGAGTGCAGGAAAATCATAGCGAATTTCTTCTTGCGGTCCCCGCAAGCCTGGGCGGTGGCGCTGTTGAGGGAAGTAGCCTCCATGGGGCCGTCCACCGTGTAGCTGTGCTTCTCCACGAATTTTGCCCCCTTGGCGCTGGTCATGGAGAACACACCCTTGAGGATGGCCAGGAGGGTGTCCTGGTCGATGTCCTGCCAGTATTCCACCACCTGCTGGGCCACGTTGTCCATGAAGTCGATGCCGCCGGTGATGTCGTAGGAGAAGTCCTTCTCCACCCACGCCTTGGCGCGGCCTACCACCACGACTCCCTGCTCGAAGGTCTTGGTGGAGGTGGCGATGATGTCAGTCTCGCCGTCGTAGTTCAGGACATCCCCGTCCAGTAGGCCACGCATGGCGATGCGGGCATAGGCGGTGCCGTCCTGGGTGGTGAACACGCTGCGGATATCCGGGTTGCCCGCCAGGACACGGGACTTGCGCATCTCGTTCAGACGGGTGCGGGGGATACGGTCGGCGCGGTACTTGAACGCCTGGGGGTTGAAGCTCTTTGCGTCAAACTTGGGCATAGTTACCTTCCTTTCTTACTCTGCGGCCTTGGCGGCCTTTTTCTTAGACTTTGCGCCTTCACCGGAAGGCTCCGGCGTCTCACCGTCCTGGCCGGGACTGGCCGTCAGTCTGGCCACCACCTCCTGGGTGACGGCCTCCGCCAACTCTTCCACGCCGGGGAGCGTTTCGGCCAGGAATTGCACCAGCCCTTCCTGAGTCCGGGGCAGCTCATTGGACGGCCTGCCGGTCAGACGGCAAACCAGGTTGCGCAGCGCGTCCTCGATGGACACCGCCGCGGGCTTTACCACACGCATCATAGTCTCACCTCTCAATCCAGTTTCGCGTCGGGGTTGGCGGCCAGGTAGGCTTCCAGCTCGGCGTAGGTCATGTCGGAGAGCTTCTTGTCCCCGCCGGGTTTCCCGCCGCCGCCGCTCTCGCCGGGCTTCCAGCCCTCCCGCTCCACCTTGCCGAAGAGGAAGTCGGTGGAGGCGTCCTTCTTCAGGGCTTCGATCCGGCCTGCCAGGGTGGCGGCTTCGCCGTCGATCTTGCCGGTGACTTTCCCGTCCACCAGCTTGGCCGACGCCAGGAAATCCGCCAGCACCGCCCGGACAGCGGTGTTGTTGCGGGACCCGGCAGCGGTCAGCTCCGCGTCCACGGCGGAGAGCAGCTTCACCTGGGCCAGCTCTTTTTCGTATGCCGCCTTGTCGGTCTTGGCCTGCTCCTCCAACTCCCCGATCTTCTTCTCCAGATTTTCCTTGTCCCCGGTGAGCTTTTTCAGGTCGGCCAGGGACGCGGCGTGGGTCTTGGCGCCCTCCTCCAGCTGGCCCACCTGGGTTTCCAGCTCCTTGACCTTGCGGTCCTTTTCGTCCAGGTCCTGCTTGGGCGCGTAGCCCTTGCCCAGCTCCTGGGTCACCGCCTGGTCGATCTCGTCGGTGTAGGCATCCCCCAGGATGGTTTTCAGCCATTCCAGCATGATGTTTTACCTCCTTTGTAGGTTTTGGGTATGAAAAAAGCACCGCGCTGTCAGCACGATGCTTCGATCATCAATAGTCAAGTTCCGGGTCGTATTCCAATTCCGGCCACAGCTCCGGCAGCGGCTTCCCACCTTGGAGATCCCGCAGCACCTGGGCAGCGTCCGCCGGACTCTGGCAAGCTACCTCTCCATCCTCTGTTTCATAAAACAGCCCGCCGTCCGGTTCTCCATCTAAAAAAATGCCGCCATATTTGTCTAAATAGGCGCGCGCTGCTGCTGCTATCCTCGGGTCATCTTGAAAATCCTGATAGTTCATCAAATCGCTCCTTTTAATAGGCGTTCAAACTCCGCCAAAGCGGAGGGAAAATATTTCTCCAATGCCATGTACCGAGCTGGGTTGAAGAGTGCTTCAAACATGTGTGCAAAGGCTTCCTTCTCCAACGACCCAGGGGCACTCCAGTACCGTGTCTTGTGTCCCCATCTGCCTCGGCATTTGTTTTTTGAAAGGCCACCCATCAAATCAGAGACAGAGCTGTACAGGGCCGTCTGGACTTCTTGTGCCACCACGGCATAGGCCGCCGTCTTTCGAATCCCCTGCCGTTTCATAATGCCTTTGATGTAGGCGTCAAAGTCGGCCCGCAGAGCATCTCCAAAGCCAGGAGTGTCCAGGGAGAGCCAGCCGCCAGAGCTCCCGGCCGCGTAGTCGATATAGTGGCCGTGTTCGTGGAAAAATGTTACACCTGCGCCCCGCACGTTGGTTGCATCGTCGGCAAAGTTCATTTTGATTTCATTCCCCGCCGAACTGAAAAACGCCGTCCCGCTGTGTACTCCATCCGCGACGGAACCAGCCGGCACAAACTTTGCAAAGGCGGCTTGTCCCTCCGGCGTACCTACTGCAAAGCGGGCCTCCAGGGCGTCCCCATAATCCTTGGTCATACCAGGCATTCCCCGCACAGCTGAGGAAAAATGCTGCTGCTCCGGGGTCTGGTTGGGAACTGATGAGGGTATTGTACCACCCGCATGGGATGGTGTCAAACCAGTGTTGGCACCTGGGGCGAACTTCTTCCGCCACTCGTCGAAGGTCATATCGGCGGGAACTTTAGTGGTGGTGCCGTCCGGGTTTCTGGCCCACCGCTCCCCGATCCCCTCCATATCCGCAAAATACGGACAGGTGCAGCAGCGGCACCAGGGGTGGAAGGGCGGGGCGGTCAGCCCCACCTGATAGTCGGACATCTTGAACACCTTCCCGTCCAGGTCGCCGCAGAGGGGGCAGGTCTCCCCGTCGAAGGTGGCCACCACCTTGTACTGCTCCACCTCCAGGTCCCGGTAGCAGTCCTTCTGGGCGGCGCTGGAAAAGGCGGCAGCCTCGGTCATGATAAGCCGCCCCGCCTTGTCCTTCGCCACGCCGAACTGATGGGCAATGGCCTTGATCGCCCGATCCGGCGCTTCTCCCCGGATAATCATCTGGGTCAGGTTCGTGTTGACGCTGTTCACCAGGGCCTGCTTATTGGTCCAGCAGCGGTCCCGGAACGTCATCCCGTCCGCCGTCCAGGGGCGGGAGAGAACTTTCTGGATCGTCCGCTCATCCATGGCCTGCATGGTCCAGCCCACCCCCAGGCCCCGCTGAAGCTCGAAGGCGGTTCCGTAGTAGCTGCCCAGGTACATCCCGCGGATCACCGTGTCCGCTGCGTCCAGCTGGTTCCCATACAATTGCTCCGCCTGCTGTTGCAGCTGAAGCTGAATCGCTTCTAACCGGGAGATATGTACCCTGGCGCTGGCGTTCTCCAGCTGCTTCATCCAGGCCCCGTCCAGGGCGTTCTGCTGGCCGTAGGCGATATACTCCCCAACCGTCCAGCGGAATTCCTCCAGCTCGGCGGTGTTCAGGAGCCGCCGGGCGTCAGCCAGGGTGAGGCCGTTGTTGTCCGCGAAACGCTGATACCAGGCCGCAAGCTGCCGCTGCACCTCCGCCTGGGCCGCCCGGAATTGCCGCTCCAGGTTTTCCACATAAGCATAGGACTGATCTTTGAGCGCGTCCTCCATGCGCTTCATGCGCTGCGCCCAATAGACGGCGTTATTCTGACCCGGCATCGCCCTCACCGTCCTTTACGGGAGCGTCCTGCCCTTTGGTTTTCTCAAAGGCCGCCCGGTACGGATCAGCAGCAGCCTCCTCTTCCCGCTGGGCCTTGATCCGGGCCAGCTCCTCCTCCGGGTCGCTGACCCAGGGGTGCATCTTGACAATGGTCTCGTCGGAGAGGATGCCCACGGAAGCCTTGCAGTTGTTGATGGCCTCCGTCTCGTTGATGAGCACATCCCGGTCGAAGATGATCTTGACCTCCTGGCCCTCAAAGCTGCCCTGGCCGGTGTTGGCTAGGTGCTGATCTACGAACCAGAGCAATTCCTCCATCGCAGCTTGGAACTCCATCTCGATTCCGTTGGCGTCCAGGTCGATGTCAGAATACATGGACTGGATGTTCATCTGGTTAGGGTTGCCGCTCATGCGGTCGTCCTTGGCGTCGAAGCCCCGGGCGTTCTCGATAATGGCGTCCTTCAGCAGGGCCAGCAGGGTTTTATAGTTCTCGGCGTTGACCTCTATGGTCAGGGTATCTACCCCGCCCTCGCAGCCCTCATAGGAGCGCACTTTGATAACCCCATAGGCAGCCAGGTTATGCCGGAACCGCCCCAAGTCCTCCCCCTCGTAGTTCTTGATAACCAAGACGGTGGAGTGAATGTCCTCCTCCATCTGGTTGGCGAAGTTGGAGAGGATATCGTTGTAGGCGTCCTGTAGGCACTTCACCCGGGACAGCAGGGTCAGCTCATGGTGGGAGGATTTGAAACAGACCAGGGGGACGCGGTACCAGTTATAGGCTCGTTCCGCCCCGGTCACTGGGTCTCGCTCGATGATGTATGGCCCGGACCGGGCGTAATCGTCCGGCACCAGGGTCCCATCGTCCTTGCGGACAAAGCAATCCACCCCGCCGCCGTGCATCACCTCCACCTTCACCACCTGGCGGACCTGCTCCGTCTCGTCGTACTCCTGCACGGCGTAGAGGTGGACGGCGGCGTCCAGGATGGTGTGGTCCGCGTCCGCCCAGAAGGGCAGGACCTCATCCGCCGGGAGGCGCTGGAAGGTCAGCTCCCCGCCCTCGTAGCGGGGGCACAGCCAGCACTTGCCAGAAATCCAGGCCCCTTCCCCCACCGCTCGAAGGAGCCGCCGGAACCGGGCGCCCAGGATCGTGTTCAGGGCCTCGGCGTATTGGGCGTTCTCCGTGTCAAAGGAAAACGGCCGGCCGAAGGAGTAGTTGGTCTTCTGGTCCACCATCTTGGCGTACTGGTTGTCCACCATGCGGTGGTTGGGCAGGTGGGACAGCTCCACCAGGTTCCCATCATCGTCCAGGGCCAGCCTACGGCGGCGCAGGACCGCCTGGTCCCCGTCGTAGTATTCCTCCGCCTCCAGCTGCCGCCTGCGCTCGGGGGAGTGGAGCCAGGCGGTGATCTCCAGCTCCAGGAAGCGTTTATCTGTCATGCCCCGGCGGAAGTTGGTGGCGCTGCGGTGGGTGCAGTCGTCGCGCAGATTGAGTGTTACCACAGCTTCACCACCTCACAGACAGCCCGCCTGCTGCCAGGCGGCGTATATCTTTGGGCCTTGGATGGCGAACCAGTCCACCATCTCTTCGTTGTCAGCCCAGGACTCGGACTTCTCCGTGTTGATGCTCAGCCCGCTTTCGTGGAGGAATGCGTGGATGATCTCGTGGCGCATGACCTTCCGCCTGTAAACGTCCAGGTCCCGCAGCGCCCCTGTCTCTTTGCGTTCCTCTGGCGTATAACCCCGAGCCACGCAGCACTTGACGCTGAAATCACAATAGCCGTCCCTGTCCCTTAAATAGGCATCCTCTGCCTCGGTCGGGTAGCGCACCGTGTACGGCTCCCCCAGGATAGAAATCTGCATAACATCCCTCCTCAAAAATCAAACAGCTTGGGCGCGAACACCTTGTGGACGAAGTACCGCACATCGTCCATGGCGTGGTCGTTCTCCTTGATGGGCTTATCTCCTACGGCCTTCTCATCCCAGCGGTACAGGCCGAACTCCCGGATACAGTCCTCACACCCCTCGCAGATAAACAGCCGCCCCTGCTGTAGCTGCGTCGCCACGTTGCGGATGCCGTCCAGCACGGCGTTGGACGCCTTGGTCTCGTAAAAGCGCCCGTGCCGCCGGATGGTCTCCAGAAACGATGCCGCCGACGGGTCTACGATGACCCCACGGATAGGCAGGTCCCCGGCCAGGGCCTCCAGGGCGGTATAATACTCCTCGTCGGTGCGCTGTGCTCCCACCTTCCGGCTATCGTAGTAATACTCCCGCATCCGGTACCACTTGCCGTCCGCCCGGCCCCAGAGGCCCATAGAACAGGGGTTGGCGGTGCCGTAGTCCACGCTGATGTAGTAGCAGTCATAGGGCCGGGGGACGTCCGGGACCACATGAAAATCCTTGTTGAACATGGTGTAGATCAACCCCTCAGCCACCACCCACAGGCCCCGGATGTAGCGGTCATAGAACACTCCGGCATACATCCCCTCATACCGCGCCCGGATTTTCTGGGGCAGGGCGGGGTTGTCCTCCATGGTGAAGTGGAGGTGGAGGGCGTTCTTCTCCTTGGGCTTCTCGCCCTCCACCCAGTTTTTATAAAACCAGTGCTCCGGCCCCTCCGGGTTGCAGTTGAACCAGAACTTGGACCCCTCGATGGAGCACCGGGCCAGGGCCTGCTCCACGAAGGACTGGGGCTGCAAGGCCACCTCATCCAGCAGCACCCCTGCCAGGGTGATGCCCTGGATCAGGGTGTAACTGGACTCATCCCGGCCGCCGAAGAGGAAGTATGTGTTCTCCCGCCCGGTGCCGTCGGTGATGGTCAATTTATTCTCCGACCGCCGCTCTACGATCCCCAGCTCCGGCGGTATCCAGTCCCGCAGATTCAGAACCACGTTGCGCCGTAAACTCTCGATGGTCTTGCCGCACAGGGCGAATTTCTGGCCATTGAACGTGACCATGGACCACAGGATAAAGCCCACCGTCATGCACACCGTCTTCCCGCTGCGGATGGACCCGTCACAGATCAGGGCGTCCCGATCCCGGAAGCGGGGCTGCTGCCACCAGAGCATGGCCAGCTTTTGACGTTTACTCAACCTCTGGTAGATCATCGGTGTCCACCTCCTCGGTGCTCAAAATCGCGGCCAGCAGATTGTTCTGGCCCTCGTCGGTCCCTACGCTGCCCCCCAGGGCGGCCACCTCGGCCTCCCGGCTCTCCCGCTCCAGGGCGGTGGCCAGTTTAAGGATGGGGGCCAGGTTCTTCTGGTCGATGATGTCCTCCCCCACCGTCTGGATGGCTTGCAGGGCCGTGGCCTGGAGGGTTTTTGCCAGTTGGATGTGCCGCTTGTTCATGGCCCGGACCTCCTGGACCGCGGCCTTTCGGGCCTCCCGCTGGAGGTGGTCGTCCCAGGCTCGGCAGCGGTCCACCCACTGATAGGTGCTGCTCCAACGGCTGATGAGCGTCCTACTTTTGGATAACTTTTGACTAACCACCTGGAGGCTCCGCTCCGGGCCCATCTCCAGATAGGCAGAAAATGCCGCAAAGGCTTGGGCGCTCTCGCCGCTGCGCCGCTCCCAGGGTGCTTGCGTATTCCTTTTTGGCATTTCCTCCTCTCCTTACGTCATAAAAATGGCGACCCTCTGACATGAAGGCCGCCTGGCTTGGTTAAAATTTTACGGTAGCATTATAGCACATCCAAATTCTACTTTGTTCCCCCACTTTCATACGAGGCCCGTTTCTCTGCTTCGTATTCCGCTATGGCCGTTTCATGTAGCCGATAAAATTCTTGCAGCGCATACCCATGCACCCGGCTCACATACTTGTATGTATAGCCCATTTCTACGGCGATCTCCTCTAACCTCTTGAACTCAACATATCGTTTGTACAGAACGGTAATATAAATTTCGTTACCCAGCCCCTGGATTTGGTCGATGATAATATGCCGGCGGTCTGCAAATAAATCTATCTGCCGTGTAATTTCGATCTCCATTTCCTCCAACCGTTCAAGCACTTTTTCAGTACCCCCAGAGGACCCGCTGCCGCTTACCCGCACAGCGTCCATCCTCGCGGCCCCCAATGTACTGGAATAAAGCGTTGCTTTTTCTTGCATTTTTTGATCGATACAAGTGCTTAGCCGTTTTAATTCCCGTAAATACTCTTTTGCTATCACGATTTCCCCTCCTTCATTGTCTCAAGGACCTTTCTCAGCACCCCGGCGTCCTCTTCTGTCATAATCCTTGAATACTCGAAAAAGTCCGCGGCTTTAATCAACCAGATACTGACACGGTCTGCGGGTTTCATGTCAGCATATACCGCCCGTTCAAACTCTGTCATGATCGCGCTCTGCATCGCCATCCCAGATATCCAACCGTAAGCGCCCCGGGCCGAGAGTCTGAATCCTATGGTTATCAAAAAGTCCTCTCGCTAGGCGATAGATAAAATCGGCCTTTCGCTTTTCTTCTGGCAAATCCTCAGAATAAATCAACACGAGTTTCACTGTTATCAACCCTCCGTATTCTTGTATTTTTGAATCCTGGCCCGCACAGCCGCCATCATGGCATTCTGCCCGTCGGCCTTGGCCCGCAGGGCGGCCATCGCGTCTGCCTCTACTGTATCCTCCGTCACCAAGTAGATGATGCTGGTGGTGGCCTTCTGTCCCTGGCGGTACAGGCGGTCGTTGAACTGCTCGTCCAGCTCCAGGTCGTAGGTGGGGCCGAACCAGACGATGATGTGGCCCCCGTCCTGGAGGTTCAGGCCGTGGCCCGCTCCGGCGGGATGGGCCAGCAGCAGGGGGATCTCGCCCCGGTTCCAGGCGGCAATGGTTCCGCTGTCCTTCAGCTGCACCGCCTGGGGGAAGCGCTCCAGGATGCGCTCCCGCTCGTGCTGGAAGCGATAGGCCACCAGGACCGGCTCCCCGTCCGCTTCCTCCAGGATATCCTCCAGGGCGTCCAGCTTGTGGTCGTGGAGGCGGTGGACGGCGTGGTCCTCGTCGTAGACCGCCCCGCCCGCGATCTGCAGCAGCTTCCCATTCACCGCCGCCGCGCTCCCGGCGTCGATGACCTCCCCGGCCAAGGAGAGAATGGCGTCCCGCTCCATGCTCTCATAGAGGGCCCGGACCGCTGGGGACAGCGGCACAGACCGGACGGTCTCCACCAGTTTTGGCATTTCCACGTTCCCCTGGGTCTCCAGGCTGATGCAGATGTCGGAGATCAGGCCGTAGACCTCCTCCTCCGCCCCCGGCCGGGGCCGCCACTCATAGATCACATACCCATTTTGCCGCCCGGCCGAAAACCACCGGTTCCGGTAGGCGGTGAAGGTCTTGCCCAGCCGCGCTCCCTGGTCCAGGAGATACACTTGGGCCCACAGGTCTAAGAGGCTCCGGGGCCGGGGGGTTCCCGTGAGGCCCCACAGATACTTCACCAACGGCCGCACCTTCCGCAGGGCCTTGAAGCGCCGGGCGCTGGGGTTGCGGAAGCTGGACAGCTCGTCCACGATCACCAGGTCGAAGGGCCACGCCAGGCCGTACTGCTTGACTAACCAGTCCACGTTCTCCCGGTTGATGCAGTACACATCCGCCTCCCGCGCCAGGGCCGCGGTGCGCTGCCGGGCGCTGCCCAGGACCCGGCTGACCCGCAGGTGGCGCAGATGGTCCCACTTCTCGCTCTCCCGGCTCCAGGTATCCTCCGCCACCCGCAGGGGCGCGATCACCAGGACCTTGTTCACCGCGAAGCGGTCATACAGCAGCCGCTCCGCCGCCGTCAGGGCAATGGAGGTCTTGCCCATGCCCGGCTTCAAGAACAGCCCCACGGCAGGCCGCTCCAGCAGATAGTCGATGCAGAACCGCTGGTAGGTATGGGGGATATACTTCATAGTCCCCCCTCTTCCCGGATACGGGCCAGCATACGATCCACCGCTTCCTTGCTGTCCGGCACAAAGACCCAAAAGCCAAGGCCCCGCAGCCGCTCGTGGACATATCTCTGCCGGGGTTTCGGTTTCTTCCCAAAATCCTTTGTCTCTGCAAAGTACACCCGGCCCCCTGGCAGCAGGAGCAGCCGGTCCGGCACCCCGGTCCAACCTGGGCAAACCAATTTCAAGGCCAGGCCGCCTGCTTCCTTCACTCTTTGCCGCAGATAGGCTTCGATCATTTTTTCCATAACATCCTCCAAACGTTCGGCGGCTTCGGTTGCCGTGGTTGCCGGTTCTCTCGCGCGCGTATATGTACGCGCATTAAGCGCGTCATGTGCGTGTTTTTCTCTTTAATCTCTTTAATTTTAGAATCATATAGAAAGTACGGCAACCACGGCAACCAGGCCCCAAACCCCTTGCACTGCAACACGTTTCCCGGTTGCCGATATCGGCAACCAGTCGGCAACCTCGGCAACCATTCCGGTTGCCGTTCTCCAGACATCGGCAACCGAACGGCAACCGGGAAATCACTCGCCTTCTGGCACCCGTTCAAAGCACCGCTGGGCTCCGTAGGGGCCGCATTTCCGCTTCCCTGGGACCTCCTGCCAGCCTGGCATATTCCGCATAATGGCCCGCAGCTGGTCCCCCCGCTGGCGGTCCAGTTTGCCGCTGTCCTCCCGGAACAGCTCGTTCCAGATCTCCGCGATGCACACCCGCTCCCGGCGGACGCTGCCCTGCCCGGCGGAGAGCTCGTCCGACAGCCAGAGGTTCCGGCTGGCCTTGTCCCGCCGCTCCCAGTCCTCCGGCAGCAGGCGGTCCAGGAACTCCGCCACCTCTCCGGCCCGTGGGTCGTCCTCCGTGAATTGCCGCTGCTGCACTCGGGCGTGCTCCTCCAGCTCCTGCGGCAGCACCAGCGCCTCCCCGGCCCGGTATCGCTCCACCGCCTCGGCCCAGAGCTGGTCCACTACTGGCTGCTTCAAGTCCCCCCACACCGTTTTCTCCGGCTGGGCCGCCCCCAGGCGCACTGGCCAGAAGCGGCGGTTCCCCGTGTCGTCCCGGAGGAAGGCGGTGGAGTTGGTGGTGCCGATGAAGATACACTGGCGGGGATGGTCCTCCACCCGGCGGCCGTAGGCGGCCCGGTAGCTGTCCACCTGCTTGGAGATGAAGTTCTTGATGGTCTCGATCTCCAGCTTCCGCATGGCGGCCAGCTCCCCCAGCTCGATGAGCCAGTAGCCTTGCAGACCCTCGTAGCCCTCCTTGGTGCCGATGCCCGCCAGGCTGTCCGTGTGCCAGCCGTTGGCCATCTTCGCCACCAGGGAGCTTTTCCCCCGGCCCTGGGGCCCCGCCAGGGTCAGGACATAGTCGAACTTGCACCCCGGCTGGAAGATGCGCTCCACCGCCGCCGTGAAGGTCTTGCGGGTGACGGCCCGGGTGTAGGGGGTGTCCTCCGCCCCCAGGTAGTCCACCAGGAGCGTGTCCAGCCGCTCCACGCCGTCCCAGGCCAGGCCCTGTAAGTAGCGCTTGATGGGGTGGATGGCGTTGTCTCGGGCGGCGGTAATCAGGCCGTCCAGGATTTTCTCCTTCCCCGACAGCTTATAGTATTTCTCCAGGTAGCGGCGCAGGGCGCTGTCGTCGGCGTCGGTCCAGGTGCTGCCGTTGACCGTGTCCTCCACCGCCCTCCAGGGGAGACTGCGCAGAGCCACGGGCCGCACCTTCAGCTCGTTGTAGGCTACGCAGCCCTTCAGCAGCGGGTCGTGGCAGAGGAGGAGATAGGCGTTGTCGATGGTGGAGAGGACCTTTCCCTTCCGGTCCACCTCCAGCAGGTCCAGCCAGTCCTCGTCCCCCTCCGGCGCCTCCAGGCCGTCGAAGTCCGCCCGAGCCCGGTCCGCCCGCTCCCGGTTCAGCAGGCGCTTCACCGCCGGGTCCGCCGCCGCCAGGTCCTGCATAGCCAGAAACGACGGCCGGCGGCTCATGGGAGTATCCGGGGCCGCGTCCTCGTCCTGCTCCCCGTAGCGGTGAACGCGCACCAGGTCAAAAGCGTTGCACAGCTTCCCGGAGGCCGGGTCCGTCCCATGGTTGGAATAGGCGAACACGCCGCCGTCGTAGAGCACCAGCCCCGCCGCCGTGGACCCTTTGGTGTAGGTGTAGCGATCCGGCAGGGCGCAGGCGGTGTAAACCTCCGGCAGGAAGGTTTCGATGGCCGCCGGGATGTCGTAGCAGCGGCAGAAAGCCCCCACCAGCCCCGGCTTTTCCAACGGGTCCCCCTGCTTTTTGGCCTCCTTCCGCCGCAGGGCGTCCATCCGGGAGGACACCGGCCAGGCGGAGGCATCCCGCCAGTCGCTGTACTGCGCCAGGACTGCGTCGGGGTCCAGCCAGGGGCCGTCCAGGCAGGCCGGGTCGAACACCCCGTCGGCGGCGGTGCTGGGGTAGTACATGATGCGGGTGGGCTGGTAGGTGGTGTCGTCGAACTGGTCGATCCCCAGCTCCCAGGCCACCCGGCGGCCCACGGCCTCGTACTCCTCCCCCGTCACCGCCCGCCGCAGCGGCAGCACCAGCCGCAGGCGGGGGTTTTCGGGGGTGTGCTTATGGGTGGGGTACACTGCCGCGGCGCAGCCGTACACCAGGGCCACCGTGTCCAGCAGGTCCGGCTGGGCGAAGTCGGCATCCAGGGTCAGCAGGGTCCGGTGTTCCAGGGCGTCGGCCTTGCGCCGCCCCTCTTTCAGCCAGCCGCCCACAAAGGCCCCCACGTCCTTGATGCGGTCCTGCTCGTCCTTCCTCAGCCTGCTGTACTCCTGCATCGTCTCATTGGTGACGGTGGTGCGCAGCAGCAGCGGCAAAAACTCGGACCAGAGCAGGGTTTTCCGCTTGCCCGTCTTGACGGTCCGGGAGGCGAAGGTGGTGATGTGTATCTCCCCGTCGTGGGTGATCGCTTGCATAGCATCCCTCCTTTAATCCTTGCGGTAAAAGTCCGCCTCGAAACCCTCCGCCCGGAGGGGCAGCCCCGGCGCCCAGGGCAGCGGACGGCCCATGATCTCCTCCATTTCCTCCAGGGAACCTTGCCCCCTGGGCAGGTCCACGATCACCTCGTCGTGGACATGGAACACGATGGGATACCCGGCAGACTCCAGGGCGGTCAGGGCATCCCGCAGGCAGTCCCGAGCGGTGGCCTGGGTGATGTTCTCCACCAGCTTCCCGCCATAGGTCTTTTGCCGGGCGAACTGCTTGTTCTGGTTCAGCCCTAAGTAAGTCAGGCCCAGTTTGTTGAACTGCGGTTCCGGCCGCAGCTCCGGCTTGTAGTAGGCCAGCCGCCGCCCGGAGGGCAAGGTGATGAAAAGCCAGTCCCCGCTGCACGCGAACCGTATCCCGTGGGGCAGCGCACTGGGGCGGCCCTGGACGGCGTTCACCGCCGCCTCCTCCACGGCGTACCAGAAGCGGACGATCCGCCGGTTGGCCTGCCGCCAGCGCCGGACGATGCCCGGCAGCTCCTCCTCCGGGATGCCGCTTTGCAGCGCCCCCATCTGGATCAGCGCCCCGGTACTGCCCTGGTAGCCGCAGGCCAGGGTGGCCACCTTGCCTTTCGGGCGCAGGTCCGCCCGGGGGCCGCCTTTTTTGATCTCCTCCTTGGGAACGTGGAACATCATGGAGGCGGTGGCCTCATAGATCAGCCCCTCCCCGTAAAACTCCTGCAGAACCCAGGTCTCCCCGGCCAGCCATGCCAGCACCCTGGCCTCGATGGCGGAATAGTCGGCAATCAGGAAGCGGTGCTCCGTGGAGGGGATGAAGGCGGTGCGGATCAGCTGGGACAGCACAAAGGGCGGGGAACCGTAGGCCAGCTCCAGGAGGTCAAACTCCCCGTTTCGAACCAGGGACCGGGCCAGGGCCAGGTCGCCCAGCTTGTTCTGCGGCAGATTTTGCACCTGGACCAAGCGCCCCGCCCAGCGTCCGGTCCGCCCGGCCCCGCAGAATTGCAGGAGATTGTGGGCCCGGTCCCCTTGGCACATCCCCCGCTGCATGGCCTCGAACTTCTTCACGGAGGTCTTGCCCAGCTCCTGGCGCAGCTGCAAGACCCGGCGGGTCTCCGGGTCCGGGGCCGCCTCCAGCAGGCCGGGAAGGGTGTTCTTGTCCAGGCTGTCCGTGGCCACGCCCCGAAGGGCTAACCACTGCTTCAGCTGGGTGTCGCTCTTGGGGTTGGCCAGGCCGGTGAGCCGCCGCCCCTCCTCCAGCAGGCGGGCGGAGTAGGCGGCGTCCAGCGCCAGGGCGTTCTCCACCAGCTGCTTGTCCAGGCGGACGCCCCGGTCGTTGATCCGCTGGTCCAGGACCCAGGCGGCCTGCTCCTCTGGAGGCAGGGGGAAGGCCGACAGCCGGTCACGAATCTCCGTTTCCACGTCCACGTCCCGGACGTTGTACTGCCGGAACCGCTCCCACTTGTTCGGTGCGTCCTGGGGGAGATGCCGCCTGCCGTCCTTGGCGGGCTTGCAGAAATAGCGGATCAGCTCCGCCCCCTCGGTGAGCTTTTGCTTCTCCAGCCCCAGAGCCGCCCCCACCTGGGCCAGGGAGGCAGGCAGCCCCAGAGAGGACGCCAGGACCATGGTGCAGCGCCACTGCTCGGCAGGCATGGGGGTCTGGAAGTAGGCCGCCAGACAGGTCCGCTCGAAGGCGGCGTTGTGGGCGGTCTTGACCACCGCCGGGTCCGTCAGCAGGGTCCGGAATTCCTCCAGGTCCCCGGCTGGGGGGTCCGAAGCCGCCGGGGAAAAGAGCGTTGGGTCCCCCGCCTCTCCCCCGCCCAGGTCCAGGATGCGGGTGGGCTGGCGGTCCACCTTGTAGGCGATCAGCAGGATGGTGAAGTCCTCCGCCTCCACATAAGGCCGAACGCCGGTCTTGTTCAGGTCCACGCTGGAATAGGTTTCGATGTCTACGCCCATGACCATAATGGGGACACCTCCTTTCGGTTGACAGGACCCCTGCCGCCGGAGAGGCAGCAGGGGCCGGTTTTGCGGGGCTTACAGAATATCGTCCAGGTCCCCCTCGCCCAGATAGCCGTCGTCGAAGTCATCCTCGGCCCGGCTGCCGCCTGCCAGGCGCTCCCCGTCGCAGACCTTCTGGACGTTGTTCAATCCCGCGGCCACGCCGTTGTTGCCCTGGGTGGAGAAGGGATAGAACATCAGGGAGAAGCGGCAGTAGCAGCCGCTGTAAATCTCCTCCTGGTCCAGGATGGGATTCCGGGCCAGGTCCACCACGCCGGGCTGCTTGGTGGAGTTGGCGTTGAGGAACCAGCAGCCCTGGAAGGCTTCGTCGTCGGGGCGCTCCTCGTCCCCATCCCGCAGGGGCAGCTTCAGCTTGGCGGGCTTCTTGCTCTTCCACTTGCTCTTGATGCCGTCCCGGACGGCGGCGTCAATAGCGGCCTCGATCTTACGGGTCAGGGCGGTGTCGCTCTTGGGCCAGATGATGCAGGCGCTGTACTTGGCCAGAGCGCCCTCGTTCATGCTGGAGGGCTCCCAGATATGGGCATAGGACAGGCGGCACTTTCCGGTAATGACCTTGCAGGGGTTGGTGTTGGGGTTAGACATAGGTTATTCCTCCTTGAAATCGTCTGCGAAATCTTCCGCCGCTTTGGCGGCGGTGCTGAGGGGGGGGCGCTTGTCGCTCTCCGGGACCAGGGTAGGCGCGCCCTCCGGTTTGATGATGTAGGCCCCGGCCAGTTCTCCCAGCTTCTTCTTCCCCACCAGCTTTTCCATGGCGGTGAGGCCCAGAAGCTCCCGGGGCTTGTAGATGTCGGCCACTTTGAAGCCGGCCTTGCGGAGCCGGGCGGCGATGGCGTCCTCGTCGGTATACTTGCGGTTGCTCCGGCCCTCCACCACCTTGAAGCCGGGGAACTGCTCCCCGCGGTTGAGGGCAGCGTCCAGGGCGAAGGCTTTCACCCGATCCGCCCAGGCCAGCAGGGCGGGCAGGCGGGCCATGACCTCGGCGATCTCGTCGTTGTCCAGCAGGGGCGGGTCGGCGAACTCCTTCCGGGCCAGCTCCAGCTGATAGTCCCGGTTGGCCCGGCAGCGGGGCGCGGCCCGGCACCAGCGGCAGGTCTCCTCCCCAGGGTGGAAGTCCCCCTTCCCCTCCCAGGCCAAGGCGGCCTTCGGCCTCAGCTCCTGTTCCGCCCAGGCCAGCAGATCGGAGAGCGGCAGGGTGTCGGTGGAGATATTGTCCAGCCGGGGCTGGAAGATGTGCATCCGCACCGTGTCGATCTCGTAGGCCCAGCCCAGGGCCAGGTAGCAGCCCAGGGCATAGATCCGCATTTGGGGATTCTCCTCCGCGCTGACCGGGATGCCCTTGCCGTATTTCAGGTCGATGACCTCCAGCAGCCCGTCGGAAACGATCAGGGCATCAGACGTGCCAAAGCCTTCCGGGACGTACTCCTCATAGCGGACCGTCTGCTCGATGAAAATGCGGGGGTCGGCGCAGCGGGTCTTGGCCTCGGCCATGCACTCCTCGATGTAGGCGGCGTAGGCTTCCAGGTGCTCCTCCATGGATACGGAGTAGATCGGGTCCGCCTGGGCCTCAGTCAACGGGGCGGCGACGTCTGCCCCCTCCCAGCGGCGGCGCAGGAGCAGTTCCCCGATGCGGTGAGCCAGGGTGCCTTCTTTGGCGTAGTCGCTGTCCTGTTCTGGGATGCCCTCACCCAGGCGGGCGCTGGGGGTACAGGTCATCCACCGCTTCGCGCTGGAAGGGCCCAGCAGGGCATGAACGTCAGGCATCGTCTCCACCTAAACCTTCCAGCCGGGCCAGGAAGGCCGCGCGGTCCTGTTCCGCCAGGGCGGACATCCCCGTAACGCCGAAGTCCTTCAGAATGGCAACCACGGCCTCTTTGCCGTAGGCCCGGGACGCCGCAATCCCTTTGTCCCGGACTGCCTCCGCCGTAGGGACAGGCCCCGGCGCGGGCAGCTCAGCAGGGGCAGCAGCGGGGCCTGTCTCCCCAATCTTGGGGCCGGGGTCCGGGGGCGTCTCCGGCTTGGGCTTGTCCGCAGCGGCCGGGGCTGCGGGTGCGGGAGACGGGGCCGGTTCGGGGACCTTCTCCGTCTCTTCCTCCAGGATGCGGTTGGCGGCGTTGAGGACCTTCTCATTGGTCATGCAGTGCATCCCAAAGGCGGTGAGGGAGGCCAAGACCTCCAGGGGTGTGGTGCCGGTCACTTTGATTTCTAACATGGGATTCCTTCCTTTCTCATTTGTTTACGCGGACATACCCAAGCGATTTCTGACGCAATGGGCATACCAGTGCGTGATCTTCAACATCGCCTCGTGGTACAGTTCCGACGGCAATGCAGGTTTTAACGCGCTCTGCCAAAACTTCGCGCGTTCCACAAAGCCTTTGGGGGAGTCGGGGGGGAATGTAAGGGCGTGCTGAATTTTCTCATCAAAACTCCTGAACACGTCTGCGACAGGTTTCCATTTGCCCCCATGCAGCAGGCAGGCTTCCATTGTGGAGCCCCAATAGCTGGCCTTAACCACGGGAACGCTATACAGCCTTTTTAACTGTACCGCAGAGGCACCAGCCTTTTCCGCCGCGTTTATTTCACGGGTTATTGCGATTGCGGTTGTAAGGGACTGTAAAAAATTCATACAATATCCTCCTTGTTTGCCAAGGGGAGGTGTGCTACAATGAATTGACTCCCCTTGTGGGTTTGGCTTCATCCGCAGACGCTTTGGTCGGCTTGCTGCGGATGAGGCCTTTTCTTCTTGCCTCGCACTGGGGGCAGATGTAGATTTTACCGCTTGGGCCCAGGACGCTGACGTTCCAGGTCAGACGGCACTTGCGGCAAATGCGGTAGGCCGGCGCTTTCATCCCGCCGCTCCCAGCGCGATCAGCACCGCCGTCAGGACCAGGAGCGTCAGCAGGATAGCAGCCGCGCCGCCGGTGGTGAGGCCGTCAGAGATGGGTTCTTCCTGCTGCTGAGCGGTACCCGGGAAACGGACCACATTGTCCCGGGTACGGCGGCGGGGACGCTGGGACTGTAAGCGGTTGACCAGGCTGACATAGAGGTCCTGGTCTTGGCTGTGATCTTCAATAAGGTTTATGGGGTGTTTCATCTCCTATCTCCTTCCATAAACCGGATAAACGCCTTCCGTGGAATCTTCACCCGGTTGCCGATGCGGCTGATCGGGAAACCCAAAAGCTCCGGCGCCTGCCTGGCTGCGATCCGGATATAATTCGGATCGCAGGAAAGCACCTTGGCCGCCACAGCGGGGGTGATGGTGTCGCAGGACATGGCTTTCACTTCTTGTAAGCTCAAAGCTGGCGCACCCCCTATCATAGTCCTTCAAACAGAAGCCGGAACGTCTCCCGCCCCTTCGGGGTCACAAGCGTCTGTGTTCCGCTCCACTGAGTTTTCTCGTTGAAGCACTCCTTGACCTGGAGCAGGCCGTCGTTCTTGTCCTCGTAGGGCAGCAGCTTGCCCCTTTTGTCCCGATAGAGATACTTCCGGTTTACCAGCTCTTTCACAAAGGCCTTCGGCCCAATGCCCAGCTGCTTAGCCGTCTCTCGAAAGTTGGTCAGGGTGTTGCGTTCTACCAGTTCGTCGAAGTAGTCGGCTTTGGGGGCCATGATCTGGTTGCTTACGGTCAGAGCGGAATTGGTTGCTTCCAGACCGGTGATCCGGGCCTCCCGCTCCGCGATGGTCTTGTTGGCCATGACAAGCGCAGCAGCCATCAGTTCTTCCGGGGTCATGGTTTCCTGCCCTGCGATGTAGCCACCGGTCCGGCGGATGGAGGGTAAGACCTCGTCAAAAATCCAGCTTTCAAACTCATCTGCTCCGGGAAGCTCTGATTTTGCTGCAAGGCGGTAAATGTCGCCCTCATGGATAAAGAGCATTTCGATAGTCTTCTCCGGTGACTGGGGGTGGGGTACGGTACGTTTCGTACCATACCGGCAGTGGCGGTCAATGGCCTTGTGGGGCTGGTCATATCCCAATGCCTCCGCTACGTCCTTCCCGCAGAACAGCGTATTGCCATCCTCGGTGATGGTACGGATGCCCCCAAACTTGGGGTGGTTGAAAATTTGCAGTTCGTTCATGGTTTGCCCCTTTCTCTAGTGGTTTTTTATCCCATCCAGAACATTCCAGCGATAGCCATCTGCTGAAAGGGATTCCTGCGCACGAAGTCAGTAGGCAGGTTGATCTCGAATTGGTCACACATGACCTGCGCCATTTCCGAAATCTTCTCCGGCGGCTGGTCGTTGTCCTTCATAATCCCCCGTAGCTCGTGCATCATCTTCTGAATTTCACCAAGGGAAGACGACTTGTGCGGATAGATGCGCTCCGTTTTCTGGTATTGCTTCGGCAGGAACGCTGCCGCCAGTACGTCCTTCGCTTTCAACTGGTATTCCACCAGGGTATCAACCAGTTCCGGGGTTTCGGCCTCCATCGTAGGCGTGATGCTAATCTTTGCCAGCCAGAGGGGCACGAAGTCCAGTTTAATGGCTATGGTCTCGTTGTTGGGGTCAAATACCCCTGCGTCAAATTTGACGCACCCCCTTGATAAAACTCGATCGGCCTGAATGTTCTTAATTTGGCGATCTTTCTCATTCTTGTTAAGACCGATGCCTTTGCAGATATAACTAGCACCTGCCCAGATTTGCCCGTCAGCGTCACGGGCCGCCACTAGTTCTGTGCCCATGAAGGGTACGCGCTTGATTTCAAGTTCGTTCATTGCTTGGCCCCTTTCTCTTAGGTCTGCTATGCCCTCGTTGGTGTGTCCGCACCAGCGGGGCGCTTTTCGCTATTGCATCATCTCAAACACGCTGAGCTGACCGGCCAGTTCTTGCTTCCGGTGTAGGGCTTTGCGCTGAGAACGGGTCAGCCCGTCAATCTGCCTGGAAAGCTGGCTTTCCACCGCAGCAACCTTGGGATAAGACTTGCAAGTTTCGATGTTCACAATGATGTCACGGCTTTGGATCAGAAATGCCGTCCTGACCCCGGATTCGTCCCGCATACTGCGGACAATATTTCCCGCAATCCGGTTAAGGGCCTGCTCTTGCAACGCCAGCGGGTCAAAGGAACAGTGGGGGCGAATCAGGTCAAGAAGTTCAGACTTAGTCCACTCACCCTGGTCATGGAGCTGCTGTTTGATGGCTGCTCTAGCCTCTCTGCTGATGATTTCATTTCTTGCCATATCGGTGTGCCTCTTTTCTAAGTAACCTTTGAAGCCCCTGCAGCTTCTCAATCGCCTCTTCCAATGTGTCCAAGTCGTGAGAGAACAGGTCCTTCAAGTCGTGCGTTGCCCGCATAAGCGCGGAAACCACCTCCTCATTGGATTCTGGGAGCTTCAGGGGGCTGTAAATTGCTGTATGGAATTCCTTGATGATTTTGTAGTCCTCATCAATCTGTGCCATGTCCCGCTGACATTTGCCCTCTCGGTACTCGCCTAGGTCAATCACTCCGTCCCGACGTTCTTTGATGCGCCGAAGCACTTCACCTTGGGTGGCCTCCGTCTCCCCGGCTTGGGATTCGGCGATGACTTCCTCTACAATGTCAGGATGGGCGGCCATTTGCTCCATGCGTCCTACCTGTGAGGTTGAGAAACCCAGATCTTTTATTGCTTGAGCTTTATGTTTTGCTTCTTCCCTCTTGTGGGAAAAAGCACTGTACTGGTTCCCACTTCCCTTCGGCATCTCCCGTGTGATTTCCCCCATCCTCTGGTAGGCCAGCAGAATCACCTCCTGGAGTCGCCGCTGTTCCTCCATCTTTTGGGCATAGACTTCTTTTGCCAAATTAAGCTTTTGGATTGCACGAATTTCAGCCTTGACCGCCTTGACTTTCTCCTGTGCCACAATCATGAACTTCGCTAAATCATCGAGCTGAGCAGGGAGTCCACTGTTTTGGTATGCAACAAGGTCGTTCATAGTTTGCTCCTTTCTCTAGCTGTTGCGTTCGTTTCGCTCGGTACGCAGCCGTTCCAGCGCAAGTCTGAGTTTCTTCTCTGCTTTGGGAGATTCTGATTCCCGGTTCAACACCTGGCTGACATACTTGGGGTTCAAGTCAGCCTCTTTTGCAACTTGTTTGATGGTGAACCCAGCATTGTGAATTTCTCCAACTAGCTGTCCTGTCCATTGTGCAGGCATACAAAAAGCTAACCTCCTTTAGTTTTAATATTGACTTTAGTTAGCTTCTGGCGTACAATACGGTTATCAACAATTCATTGCAAACCATCAAGCTAACTTCTGTCGCAAAATGGCTAAACTAAGTTATCTAGTATACCCGTAGTATAGCACACCTAGTTTAGCTTTTCAAGCCAGGTGGGCTAAATTGAGTTAGCTTCTATGTTTTGCCTAAAATCGGAGCTGATTTTTTGTGTTTTATGACCGTTTTCTGGAATTGTGCGAAGCAAAAGGCATAAAGCCGAAAAAGGCTGTAACGGATATGGAATTGAGCAATTCCATAGCGACAGCCTGGAAAAACAGAGGGCTCACCCCCAAAAGTGATACCCTTGCAAAAATCGCACAATATTTTAATGTACCCATTGATTTTTTCTTAGAACGCCCGCCTTTTGACTATTGGGAACTTATAAATGCTGATCGAAAAGGCTTTTTTCAGCATCTTGATGTAGATTTTGATCTCATTAACTTAGCTTGGGGATTTGATAAAACAAATCCAGATGACATCCCAATTATAGTTTTTATTCAATTTCTGGATGGAGTGGTTGAGTTTGCCCGTCCTACAGAAAACGGTGGGTGGGTTATCATCACACGTCCTTTATACCAAAAAGAAAAAACGCCCGCCGTTGAGGGCGGACAAAAAAGAAAACTTCGTTCTATTGCGCGTTTAGAATCTTCAGATATTACTCCAGAGTTGGATAAAAATATTGCGGATTACATTGATTTTCTTTTGAGAAGGAGAGATAGTCAAGAATGAGTGCAAATCTCAAGCAATATTTTCATTCTTTCGAGCAATCTCAAAAACTTGTAGATTTACTTTGTGTGGATGAGTATCCAATCGATATATCTGAAGTATTTGAAAAACTAACTGTGGGCCACTCTCCTATTCTTGTTTCATCTTTTGCTGATTACAAAAGGTGGGCTATAAGTCGAGGTATAAACTGTCCAGATGAAATAAAGGATGCCAAATGCTACTATGACGAGCAAACAAGTGTATATATTATCGTTTATAATGAGAAAATCGGAGCGAAACGAACTCGTTTTTCTTTGGCCCATGAACTAGGTCACATCATATTAGGTCATTTGGATGATAAACGGACAGAAATTGATCGTGGCGGATTAGCCGACATTATGTATTTCAGAATGGAAGGTGAGGCCAATACTTTTGCAGGCAATTTTTTAGCACCTCCTATTCTCATCCATGAGCGTATAGACAAAGAAGCCTTTAACCCTAACGATATAGCATCTTTTTTTCAATTATCTGAACGATCCGTCAAGGAATATAGAAGTGTCGACTATACTTATTGGAAAGAAATGCAGCCCAGCGAATGTGAGTATAGAATCTTAAGCCGCTGTAGAGATAAAATGTTTCCTCATTTTTGTTATACCTGTTCTTCTCTATCATACGGAAAGAATTTCATCGTCTGCCCAATATGCGGCGAGGCAACAATCACCAATTACAAAAGCAGGAGGTTTACCAATATGGTGTATTCCGGCATTCAAGTAAATAAGCAGGGACGAGTTACAAAATGTCCGGTATGCGAAAACGAAGAGCATATCGCAAACTCTTTATTTTGCATGATTTGTAGTAAGCCTCTTATAAATCAATGTATTCTTGCAACGGACAGCGACTACGGATACGAACGCTGTTCACACACTGAATTTCTGCCCGGAAATGCTCGGTATTGTCCGTATTGCGGAAGCAAAACCACTTTTTTTGAGAGCGGATTATTGAATGCATGGGACATGATTTCAAACGATGATAATGGAGAGTTACCCTTCTAACCCCGTTATCAGAAAGTATGGCTTTCAGCCGCCCCTGTTTGAGACAAAAAAAATCCCGCCCCCGGCGTTACCAGCACCGGAGGCGGGGTATAGAGGGCAGTAAGCTTCCACGACCCACTGCCCTTTTATTAAGCCGGAGGCCCAAAGGCCGGGGGAACGGCCAGGGCAGTGTCTACCAGCGCCCCAACAAGAAGTGGGTAGCGGTAAAGACCATCGGCTATGAGGTGACGCCTGACGGGGCGCTCCGCCGGATCACCCGATCCAAGTCCGGCTTCAAGACGAAGAAAGAGGCCCTAGACTATCTGCCCAAGATCGGGGATGCTCCAAAGGAAAAGACCATCACCTTCCAGAAGCTATACAACAGCTGGGAGCCTACCCACCGGGCCGGGAAGTCCACGATGAACTGTTACCACGCCGCCATGAACTACTACCGTCCAATCTGGCACCAGAAGCTGGACAGCATCGACATTGACGATCTCCAGGAATGCCTGGACGAATGCCCGAAAGGGAAGCGGACCCGTGAGAACATGAAGGCGCTGTGTACGCTGCTATACAAATACGCCATCCCCCG